TTGCCGATGTAGTCGGTGGCGCCTGGTACGCCGGGTTTAGCTTTGGCTATTGCCACGACCGTAGGCCTGATCGTTGGGGTTGGCCCATCGCATGATGACGGGCAGGAGAGCTGCTGCTGCGGCTTTGGCAAGGTCTTGCGGGTTAATGTTGCCCGTGGCTGCAACAGCTGCGACGGCGGCGATGACGGATCGAGCGTAACTTGCAAGCATTGCTTTGGTTTGTTTGCTCATGGGTGGTTCTCCGTGTGATGGTCAATTTTTTGTTCTATTCGGCCCAGCGCTTCGTGTACCCGTCCGTGATCTTGACGGTTTTCTTTTTGGCCCCGATGAATGATCGCAACGAGTACAGAGAAAGCGCCACCGATAAGCACCACCACAATCTCAGTAGCCACTTAGTCACTTGTCCTCGATGGGTGTCGGGAGCGGTGGCGATGGCGGTCGATTAAAATTGTCAGTTGTTTCGTCGTAGATGTAACCGATGCCTGCATACGTTTTGTCGGGCACGCCAATAAATGTTTCTACCCATCGACCTGGGTATCGGTCGGGGTTTTCTGCAATGAATTCTGCCGTGGTTACTGCAACGGTTGTCACGATGTTGTCATCGTTGATTTGCGCAAAGTATTGTTCGGTGCTCATACCTTGAACCTCACATAAATAATGCCTGAGCCGCCTGTGCCGCCAACTGTGCCACCACCACCACCGCCGCCACCGGAATTAGCGGTGCCCGCAATACCGCCGCCGCCACCGTTAGCACCGCCGCCGATGCCACCTGTGCCCGAGACGCCTGCGCCTGCACCGCCGCCGCCACCCGCTTTGTACGTGGTGGTTGCTGACTGGCCGAGCCATAGCGAAATGTCTTTGCCTGCGCCACCGTTACCGCCTGTTCCCGATGATGCGCTTGATCCGTTTGCTCCTGCAGCTGCTGCTCCGCCGCCGCCACCGCCCGCATTGGGATCGGCGCTATTGCCACCTGAGTTGCCTGTAAGTGGGTTTGCTGCCACGTTGCCGTTGTTTGTGATGCCGCCTTGGCCTGCTCCTCCGCCACCGCAACCGCCGATTGAGCCGTTAGTTGCATCAAGATATCCGCTGTAGTCCGACACGCCACCTGTACCGCCGCCGATTGCGCCGACAATGTTGACGCCTGACAATGCGATTGAACTAACGAGACCATTTTGGCCTGATGCGCCGCCTGCTCCAATGTCAATCGTGTAAGAACCCGCGGCCATGTACACGGTGGTTTGTACAAGTTCGCCTGCGCCGCCTCCGCCACCGTAATAGCCTGCTGGTTTTGACCCGCCACCTGCACCGCCGCCAACGAGCAAAACGTCAAAAAGGCCCGCGGTGCCGACGGTCAATGTGCTGTCGCTAGTGAATGTCAATAGCGTGTAGTTGACGCCGCCTGATGTGATGCTTGAGCTGCTGCCGCCTGTTGCGGATCCGTAACCTATTCCGCCGTAGGGAAAAAATATTGCGGCTGACGCCGACGTGAAATACAGAGTGCCGCCTCCCCATTGCGCCAATGCGAGTGATCCAGTTGTAGTTACGGTTGCGGTGCCTGCGGTGACGGTACAGGTACCCGATCCGGTGTTGATGATTTTGAGTGTGTCGCCTTGAGCGAATAGTGAATTGTTTACGGTGATGGTCGTCGCGCCAGCGTTGTACATGGTGACGGTCTTACCTTTGTCGGTTGCGACCAATGTGTATGACGCCGTTTGAGCATTGACGCTCCAGTTGTAATCGTTTGCCTGGAGCGTGTCCATTTGGGCGGCGGTCAATACTTGCCCGGCGGTAAAGTCTTGGATTGCCATAGGTCTCCTTATCCTAAAACATTCTCGGCGTCGAGTACGCCATAGGTGATGTCGTCCAATATGAGCTCGTAAACAATGGTGGTGGCTGCGGTGTATAGGTTGACGCGGTGCCCTGTGCTGAAGTCAATCAGGTGCTCAATGCCTTCAATTGACAGTTCTTGTCCGAGGCTGGTGGTGCCTGTGCCTGTCGGAAATGTTTTTTCGATGGTGATCGTGTCGCCAATGTCGATCGTGGCGACGGTGTCGCGTTGCGCGGTGGTGAGCATGGCGAATTTGGTGGCGACGTCGGTGTACCTGGCTTCAGGCTCGCCGTTGAGCAGGTATGTGGCGGCGTCTGCTAGCTGGCTGCCAGCGCTTTCCAACAGACTGTTGGTGATGCTTTCAGTCTGAATAAAGTAGGTGCTGACGGATGTGTTGTCGGTTGCGCTGGCGTTAGCGCCGTCGAGGTTTTGCACATAGGCCCTATTTACGACTGAGTCAGCTTCAAATGTGATGCCCACGTTGTCAAAATTTATGCCTGTACCGTTGTCTTTAAAGTCGGCTACTGATCCGCTAAGGGTGGCACCGATGCGGTTTTGGAATGTCAGTACGCCGTTACGCGATACGAATAGGCGGCCAAATTCGGCGGTGCCGTTGATTTGGTTTAGGTAGGCCAGCACGTTTGTGCCTGCGGGGACGGTGTAGGCGCTGTCGTGGCCGAGGTTGACGGTGCCTGTAGCAATGTTGCGAGCGGTTGGCCCGGTTGGATAGTCGACCTCGGGCAGGTCTAGAACGCTTTCAATACGTTCGCCTGACGTTTCGGTCGTGACGTTGTATTCATCCATGTAGGTCTGCGCCAGCAGGTAAAAATCGTCAGCGCAATAGACGCTGACCGTGTTCAATCCGCCCAGGGCAAAGTTGTAGTCGTAGTTGACGACGTAACCTTTGAACAGGTATTCAAGAACGTTGCTTGAGTTGTAGCGGCCAAGGCGCACGCGGCGCATCGGTGCCAAACCAGGCACGTTGGCGTTGGCGTCATAGTACGGGGACTGGGTGTCAAACGGGTTAAAGATGCCGTCGGCGAGCGTGTCATTGAGCGTGAACGTCATGGTGCCTGCGCTGAACTGGTCGCCCTGATCTTTGCGACCTCGACGAACGGCAATGTTTAGGGTGCCGTCGGTGACGTCAGCAAACTGGGTCGTGCCGTCAAGCACGTAGGTCGTGTTGTCTAAAACGCCTTTAGTGCTGTCGTCAAGCACAAATGCGTCAATAGAAAAGCCGGCGTCAATTTCAAGCAGGTAGTTGCCTGATTGAACGATTGCTGTGCCGGGCATCAGACGTACCCGCTGACCTCAATGCGCGCCGGGCCAGCTGAACGGTTGTAAGCGCGGATGCTGTCGACTACGGCTTGCCCAATCTCGGCGCTGGTCGCTAGACCGCCGTTGACGTTGACGGTGATGTTGTCCAGCATGGCGTTGCGGGCGCTCGACGTAAACGGGTTGCTAGCAATGCCTGCCCCGAGCATGTTTGGGGCTTCCATCATGGCTGCTTGTGCCACGCCCCGGCTACCGCCGCCACCGCCCCCTGTAGGCACGCTAGGAGCCGCTACGACGACCGATCCACCCCCAGATGACGGAATAGCCACCCCTAGATTTTTGTCGCCTCCTACGGTCGCTAAAGCGCCGCTAGCGGCCCCGCCACCAATAGTTGGCATTTCGGGGATGCTGAAACCTCGACCGCCGATGCCTGGCACCCAGTCCGGGATCTCAAACGACAAGCCCCCGAGGGTTGAGTTCCATAGGTTTGCGATGGTGTTAAACACGGTGCGAAATACGCTGATCATGCTGTTGAGGTAACTTGCAACGTAATCAACGGCGATCTTGATACCTGTTTTAAGTGCACCAAATACGGCGTCTGCAACTTTTCTAAAGCCTTCAAATTTAGCGTATGCGGCCACGAGAGCTGCGCCGAGTAGCACAATGGCGGCCACAACTAGCCCGATCGGGTTGGCGGCCAAAGTGATGTTAAACGCGGTTTGCAAAAATGCCGCGGTTTTGACTGCCACGTTGTAGGCAATGATGGCGGCCGACAGAGTGCCAATGACGCCTGCCAGGATGATTACTACGTCAGCGTTTTCTTCAACGGCTTGCGCCATTTTGGTGATGATCGGTACCAGGCGCTCGAGCAATGGCAAAACGGCTGCGCCAATGCTTTCTTGCATTTCGGCAAACGCGATCTGCATTTTGGCCATGCCGCCCTCAGCAGTTTCGGTGAAGGCTTTATTTGCTCCGCCAAACGTGCCGCCAAGCACGCTGATAATGGTCTCCATGTCGGCACCCTCACGAATGAGGTTCGCCATTTCGGGCGTAAGCGATCGCAGGGCCTTGAAGTTGCCTTCGTACGCTTTGGCGAGCGCGTCGGCGACGGTGGTCGCGTCAATGGATGTTGCCCGGCTGATATCGAGCACGAGCGACATTTGGGATTGGGCTTCGTTTATGTCTTTCGTGCCACGAACAAGTGCAGCGAACGCGGGGCGCAGTACGTCATCAGCGACCGCGGCTTGGCGTGACATAGCGCTAATCGCTTTTTCAACTTCGGCGATCTGTTCTTGCCCGGCACCTGTTGAGTTCTCGAGCTGTACGGCAAGTGCGGCTTGTGCGGCCTCATCTTCGGCAGCCGCTTTA